TAAACATCACCGACTTTTCCAGAAACCTGACCAGCTTCGTCACCACGTTTGTCGAAATGAACAAACTCATCCAATCCTAACAAGTAGGAATAGACTTCGGGTGAAGCATACAGCCAAGAATTACCATCGGTGTAGTCATGCCCTGCGTCAAGCAGTTTTACAAGACCGCTCCGTAGTAATGCGGCTGTCAGTTGGTTATCTGTAGAAAGTGCTGTGTCGTTACCTGTGGCACTCTGGACTACATCAACTGCCAAGTAGTTTTCTACTTTCTTTGCAATTGCATAACCCATTGAACGAGCATACATATTGAAAAGATCAGCAGACTCTTGAACTTTAACAATGTCCTCGATCCGCTTCGCTTCGTAATGATGCTGGTCAACAGAAAGGTCAATCTTTCCGTCAGTGTTTGCCGAATAAGTAACGGCTGTGTCAGCTGCTTTAGCCGCAGCGGTTTCCTCTGTTACCTTCGGGATATGTAGTGTGTCACCACCACCTGCCAACATTCCACTGAAATCAGAAACTTGATTGCGAATACGGAACATCCGTTCTGCATAGTCAAGCAAAGCATCTGACCACATTTCAGGGATAAAATTGGCGGCAGTTGTGGTTGTTACATTAGCCATTTATAAACTCCTAGCGTTTATATGAGTCTAAAATACTCTGCCAATTGGTACGCTTATCGCTATCATTCATGTTCTTCCAGGCATCTTTTTCTATCTTTGGCTTAACCGTTCCAGCATTTTCAGGTGGATTAACTTTGACTGATAATTCATCAACAACATTCAATAGGTCTGTAGTATTTAGACTTTTAAATTTATCTCGTTTAGATTCAGGAAGTCTCTCCAAAGCATCATTTCTGATCTTTCCATCAAGAACATCATACTGTTCCTTGTAGGGCTTATATGATTCAACTTCTTTCTGCAATTCAAGATTCAGCTCTTGCCACTTTTCCTCCTGGGCAAGTTTTGCCTTGCGATCCTCTTCCTCTTTTAGCTCAACGGCTTGTAATTTTTCACGAAGATTATTTCGTTCATCAATTACCTCATTAAACCTTGAGCGTGGTATACCATTATCTTCGGGTTTTGTCCGTTCTTCCTTTTTTACGTCTGTTTCGACTACTTTTTCTTCTGACATTTTGACCTCTTCTGTGAGTTGATAAATTAATGCAAATCACTCTTGCATTAAAAATTAGTATAATATATATTATAGCAAAGTATAATGCAAGATAAAAATTACGATTTTAAAAAAAAGTGGTTTGAATATCTTGAATATACTCCCCATAGTGGACAATTAGCTTTACATTATCCCACTAAACTGAATGCAAGGTTTTATGTGATGGTTTGTGGGAGGCGATTTGGCAAGACTTGGGCGAGTGCTATGGAAGCCACATATGTTGCATCTCAACCTAACAAACGAATATGGGTTGTTGGGATGTCTTACAAAAAAGCACGACTTATCTTTAGAGAGATATGGCAAAGAATGGTTGTAGGGCATGGCGATGATATTGACAAGGCTTCTGAAAAAGATATGTACATTCGCTTCAAGTGGGGGACGACTGTTGAAGGAATGTCTGCCGATAATCCAGATTCTCTTGTCGGTGAAGGTTTAGACTTCCTCGTAATTGACGAAGCGTCGAAGATTAATAAGAAAATATGGGATATGTATTTATCGCCAACTGTAGCAGGGAGAAAAGGTAAAGTAATCTTCATTACTACACCTCAAGGACGAGACTGGGTATATGAATTATACAAACTTGGAGAAATGGACGATGAATGGGAGAGCCACTCTGCCCCATCATGGATTAATCAGCATGAATTCCCTCTCGGGTTAGATGATCCTGCGATTCTTGAAAGAAAAAGAAATATGTCTAAAGAACTCTTTGGGCAGGAATTTGGTGCAGAATTTTCTGTATTCCAGGGTAAAGTGTGGAACTTTGATAGAGAATTGGACATGGGCAGCTTTCCCTATGACACAGATCTTCCAACTTATTGTTCTATTGATTTTGGGTACAGACAACCAGCAGTGCTTTTTCTACAGACTGAAATGATTGATGGAGTAGAACATATCAGAATTTTTGACTCAATCCTTCATAAGCAGAATATTAAAACAGAAGATTTAATTAAGATGATTAAAATTAAAGGCTACCCAATAGTCTCTTATTATGGCGACCCTGCTGGTAGTGCAGTGCAGGGACAGTCAGGTGCTGGAGATATGGAGATATTTAGGCGTTCTGGAATAAGAATTATCAGTTCCAGGGATAGAGCAAGTAGAAATATCATTTCCAGTGTTGCATACACCAGGGGATTTTTTGAAAGTGCCGATGGTGTCCGTAGAGTCCATGTGGATAATAAATGCACAGAAGTGATGAGCGATTTTGAAGAATATCGATACCCAGAAGCAGAAGATGGCAAACCAATCAAGGAAGAGCCAGTTAAGGATGGATTCCATGACCATGGATGTGATGCTTTTAGATATTTCATTATTAATCGATTTCCAATGAAGAATAATACAATAAGAAGGATTCAAAGATGAGTTTGATAACAGATATGCTGACAAAGCTAAAATTAAATGCTGCTCAAGGCAGAAGGAAGGAAATCAGAAAATATTTAGACTATTATTCTGGTACAAGTACGAATGAATACATCAAGGGCTACTTTAATGGCGATGCTTTCAGAGAGATTCCGCCCTCATTAACAAACTTTACTAAAAAGTTTATTAATAAGATTAGTAGAATCTACACCCTTGGAGCGAAGAGGCAGATTGGTAATCAAACCAATTTATATGAATCCCTAGTACCAACTAAAGACGTTAGGATGAAACACGCTGAAAGAATGACACGATTAGTAGGGACTATCGCAAATCGCATCTATTGGCACGATAATAAATTTGAATATAGACCAATATACTATTTTGAGCCTTATTTTGGTCAAGACCCTTTCAAACCAGAGTCAATCATCTATCCTCTGCTAAATCACACTGCGGACTTGTCTAATACACAATCTCTACAATGGGCATATTGGGATAGTGAACAGTATCTTATTTTGGATGATAATGGCAAGATTCTTTCAGAAAAAGAAAACCCATACGGAATACTGCCATTTGTTTTTACCCACAGAGAGGACCAGCTAGATTCATTCTTTGTCGAGGGTGCAATGGATATTGTCAATTGTAATGAACAGGTTAATATTGGGCTGACCGAGATGAATCTTGGCATGAGATTTAATATGTTTGGGCAACCCTGGGTAAATGGTATTCGTGCTGACCAAAATATGATTCGAGCTGGTTCTAATGAAATTATGGATTTAGGTGAAGATGGTTCGTATAACATTACAACGCCAAATGGTAATATTCAGGAATCTATTGATAACTTAAAATTCCAAATTGAACTGGTTGCTTCAAACAACCACCTATGGATACAGTGGGCTGAATCGGGAGGTGAAGTACCGAGTGGCATTAGTCTGATGATTAAGGATATGGAACGAAAAGAAGATTATTATGATGATATTGCCCTTTGGAGACTATATGAAAAAGACTTCTACAATGTGGAAAAGATTATCGCAGAATATAATGGCATTTCTCTTCCAGATAGCTTTGGTATAGACTTTGAAGAAGCAGAATACCCATCAACAGTCCAGGATCAGATTCTGAAAGATGAGTTTAGCCTGAATAATAACCTTATTACCAGGGCTAAAATCATGATTAGGGATAATAAAGATTTAACGATAGAACAAGCACAGGAAGTGATAGATGCCAACAGACAGGTCAACGAAACAGAATCGCAACAATCAATTTTTGCTCAATTCCGTCAGGAAACTTGATAAAGTCAACGATATTGACATAGAACTAGCTGGTTCTATCGAGGAAATTCTTCAAAACCCTGCCGAATGGGCAGAGAAGCAGGTAGAGCAGTTTATTGTGCAGTATCAGGACAAGTATTTTGAAGCAAAACAATTAGGAAAGGAATTTTGGGATGAAGTTGGAAGTAAAGGTTAATTTTGACTTTGGCAAACTCGAAAGGGAGATGCCTAAAATAATACATAATTATTTAGATCGTAAAATTCGTAGTGCGGAACGTGGTTCTAAAGAAAATATCGATAAAGGTGTGAAGCCTGAATTAAAAAAGGAAACAATTGAGCGGAGAAAAAGAAGAGGCATAACAGGCACGAAGCCTTTATATGAGACTGGTGAATTATATCGCAGCATACATTCTACAGAAGAAGGATTGTCAATTCAAAGAGGTGGCGTATGGCATCATACTGGTGTTGGCAATGGGAGGGGGAATTCAGAAAGATTTTTCATTCAAGAGTCTCAAAAAGATATTATGCCTACATTCGATAAATTTAAAAATGAAACAAAAAAGGCGTTACACCTATCCACGCCTATTGTATTAAAATAATTCGAGTATTATATTATGCCAGAACAAGAACAACAATTAGATGACAAAGATAGAGAAATACTTCTATGGATTGCTCTCGGATTATCTTATGATGTCCGAATCTTCACAGAACGACTTGCACAAGAAGTTGACAGACTTACACGAGCTGGTGTTAGCCAACAATCAATTATTGGGTTTCTTAATCAAGACCTTGCTTCAAACGGAAGAATTTTCGGAGAATTTCGAAACTCAATCAAACGAGGAATTGTGGGAGGAATTAACCAGGCTTTCCGCAGAACTGGAGAAATGGGGCAAAAGTTGAAATGGGTAACTGTTTCTAAAAATATCTGTGCAGATTGTGAATCTAGAGCAGGGCAATCCGAAACATGGGATACATGGGAAAGTTTAGGTATGCCAGGTTCTGGGTGGAGCGTCTGTAAAGAGCATTGTTACTGTCAGCTTGTTCCAGATAACTTTGATGTAGATGATAAATTACAACTATGAAAGACTATAAAGAAAAACGATGGATTTGCAATGAATGCGAATGGGATTGGATCACTTTATCTGCTGGTGATGATACTACAGATGAAGAACAATGCCCAAATTGCAATTCTTTCGATATAAGAGAGTCTGATGCTAAACCAAGATTCGAGGAATATGG